CGAGCGAGTACATCCGCGACAATGCGCCCTACGTACGTAGTGCGGCCCTTTGGTTATTGGGCGACAACCCTCAGTGGGGCGGTCAAATGTACTCGAGTGCGAACATAGGAGGCTTGGCCAAAGTCAATGCAGGCGCAGCTATACCGCAACCGCCCAACGCAGTCGAAACGATTGCAACAGAGATTCAACGTTTTGTAGTGCCCCTAAATAAGGAGGCTGCCCTATACAAGGCTGCAAAGCTAAAGAATTCTAACCTAACACCTGTGAGTGATGAAGTATCGGGCGTGAAGCTGGATCCCACACTCGATAACATCGTAGCACAAGTATTTAGAGACCCTCTCGATGATGATTGGCAACACGTTGCCTGGACTATCGTCGGTGAGTGGGATCCTTCACAGATCCGCTGGATCAGAAAGGCTAACTAACATGCCCGAGGCTTCGTGGGTCAACCTAGCTATTCAGATTCCAATCGTAGCCCTATTCGCTTACGTCATGCTCCGAATGCAGGACCGCTTCCTGAAGCATTTGGACGATGCCGAGGAGCGATCCAAAGCATTTTTCAAGGAGCAGAGAGAGGAGAGCAACCAAGCCCTACGAGATCTAACCGAGCGTATGTGCGATCAGTTCGACCAAATGGATAAGCGTCTCAATACACTGACAGTGCTCAACGTCGGCCTCGATGCGTTTGTCCGAACAAGCTTCGGCGAACGCTCCGGACGAGACGCTACAGCCCGTGCGAACCAAGCCGCGAAGGACGCTGAGACAAACTACCTTAAGGAGCAAAGTGGATCTTGAGTCGTTAGCACAGGTGGTCTTTGTTAGTTATGCATTGATGCAGTTCGTGAACACGTTGGTCAAACCGGCGATTGACATCGTCAATGAGGTTGCACAGGGCAAGCCGGTCAAAGACCTGATACTCGCCCTGTGGCCAATGTACGTTACTGTCATTATTGCTGGAAGCGTTGGATGGTTCGCGAACTTCAATCTGCTGCCGATGCTCAGCCCTGAAGTGATCGGGCGCGTTCTAACGGCTATAGGTATCGGACTCGGGCCATCGTTTTTGTATGATCTTCAGGACGTACCAAGACCCGAATCGCAAGCCTGGCGTGACCAATCATCCTCGCCGACTTGATTGTCCTCATAAAACATCAACGCAAACAAGCCGAAGGCCGCCTTAGCAAGGTGGTCTTCGGTTCTGTCTCCTTGCTGGTACCTTACAAGATGATGCATGAGATGATTGAAGACGTCCCCATAGAACATCCCCGACTCCCACCCGCGAGCTGTATAGTGCTCAGCCCCCTCGGCAAACACAGCTGCAAGACGCTGCAGACCATTGAGTGGAATCAAGTCATATCTCTCAGATACGCTATCCCGGATATGCTTCGAAGGTGTGTCCGATTTCTTCTCGTCCTGCAGAGACTTGAATGTCAACTGCCGACAAGCGTTGTTGGATAGATCTACCTCTGATGTCGACATTTAGTATATCTCCTAAATTGTAGTTCACACCGTAAATAGCCGGTGTTCTCGGATTGATCTTTAGTGTTAGATCTTGCGTGGCTTTTCCTCTGGCGATTTCTGTTTGCGCCGCTGACAAAAGCTCATTATAGGTATCAAGGTTGACGTCTACAGCCGATTCTGATAGGTTCCACGGGCTTATTGAAGCAGCAGCATCGACTACTTGCACAGTTGGACGTGTCGAACCGATTTCAGCTCCTAAAGCAACCGCGGCAGTCACGTTTGCAGCTTCCTCAGTAAGGTCAAAGGTCAATAGCGTATTGAGATCCTCCCTGAAGAGGTGCGTCCTTTCAAGGGAGTTTACAATCTGAAACCAGAACACTTTTGGTTCAGGCCTTACAATAGTAAACCCGATGTTCGATGCGAGAGCGATATCTTTGATAGTGTCGTGTAGATTTACATATGCAGCTTGCCCGAACCAGTCATTACCCCTTCCCTCAGTAGCCTCTATTTCAAGCCACGGACACCTTCCGTCGATGATTCTTGGAGGGCCCGCAGAGGCTCCTAGATTCTCAGCAACAAACTCTTTGATCACCGTTTCAGCAGGCCCTGACTTGAGCGTTTGCGCCGTCACTGCCGGATACAAGATCCGCCTTCTTTGAAGCAAATGGTTTAGAGACACTCCTCTCGATGTGATTAGTCTGTGTCGATCCTCTGTAAGGGTGTTCACCCAACCTCGATGAAAACCTACGAAGTCACAATAAGTCAAAGAGCCAATAGTTCTCCAAATCTCGACGATCATATCGGGAAGCCAGTTCTCCGCACCCGTGTGTGGGTAGTTGAGAGTTAGTTCATACGTCCCGACGTCGTTGAGCGTTTGTGTGTACTTCAAAGTGTCCCACCGAACAATGTGATCGATGGGCTCTCCAGAATGATCATATATGCGTACGTAATAGGTCGCTTGCATAGTTAGCTCTCCGGATGGTCGTGTTCATATCGAAGCAGGTGCGCCATAGCATCCTTCTCGTGTACAATGTGCCCGCGAAGCATCTGCTCCGACTGAGTCTGAAATGGGTACCGCATTTGCGGCGCTTGGCCGCAAGTTGGAAGATCAAGATGGCGACACAAAGCTACAATGCCGCCGATCAAACGAACTGTTTGGAGCCCAGGAGCGCTAATACGCCCCGATGTAAAGAAGGTCTCATACACAACGCACTTCCACTTGATGCCTGTCAAAAGAGCCCAAACATCCGACTCGTCTTTCGTAACGGTTGAGTGGTATCCTTTAGTATCGTGCCAAGCAATACCCGTCGAAACTCCAGGATCGATAGCTAAGATCATATCTCTTTCACCTCTCCCCAATTAGGCCCGACGGCCACATCGATGTCAATACCCGTGATTCCGGGAAAGCGTGGTCGTGTCATAGTGTCGCGAATGATCTTCAAAACGGTATCAAGATGCTTCTTGCTAGCCTCGAAGATGATCGAGTCATGCACTGTGAAACATACATACGTGTCATATGGTTTGAGCACCGTATGTAGCTCCGTCAGCGCAGACAAGGTAATGTCGCTTGCAAGACTTTGTAGTGGAAAGTTCAGCGCTTGATTGAGTGCTTTGTGCGCGTCACTACCGCTGATCATTCCGAAACGTCTACGGCGCCCGGTCTTGCTTACTAACTCCCCTGTGCGAATCGCGGTCTTACGAGTCTCCTCACGCCACTTAGCATATACGGGGTAGCGTTTGAGCCAATTGGCGAGATAGGTCTCAGCCTCTCGAAGGCTACACTGAAGTTCTCCTTCAGCCAAGCTTGCTGCGCCGCGCCCGTACATGATTCCAAACGTAACAAACTTCGATGTGAATCGGTCTGCTTTAGTTATCTCGGAGAGAGGTTTGTTCAAGATGACCGACGCACTGCGAGCATGATAATCAGAAGACTGCAAGTCCTCAAGTAGCTGTTGGTCTCCCGATTCGAAGTAAGCGCACCAAATCTCAGCACGACCATAGTCTGCTTCGATAATCACGTGCTCGTCGTCCGACGCTGCAAAAATGCTCCGTAAACGTCCATAGTCGTCACCCATAGTGTACGGCTTTGGAATGGTTTGCAGAGGAGGCTCGTGATAGGCCAGACGTCCTGTTACAGTTGCGTGTAGCATAACATCTGCATGAACGCGACCATCACGCTTGATGTCGTCCTTGATGCCGAGAATGTACGTCCCGACCATATGATCGAGCCTACGAAACTCAAGCAGGCGAGTTACGAACGGATGATCGAGCTCTTCGAGAATCTTCGCAGCTGTACTCGGACCGCCGGGCAAGCGTAGAATGTCGTACAACAGTTTGCTAAGCTGTTTCGGACTATTCAGATTGATCTGCCCCACGAACCCATACTGCTGTGCAAGATCTACTAGCTCGTCTTCCATCTCGAGACGCCTCGGCAACCACTCTAAGGCCAATTCACGTAGCTTGCGCTGGTCGATGAAAACGCCTCGACGCTGAATCTCGCTAAAGGCGTTTGCAGCAGGAAGAATTAGATTTTCATAGAAACCTCGCACCTCCTCTTTGTACTGCATAGGTCTAAGCAGCTGCGCCAGACGATAGGTGTATGCAGTATCTTTTGCATTATACTCATACATCATCGCTGCTGGCGGAGCCTGGCGCGACTTGTGATACGCGCGAACGTCTTCAGCGTAGGCCTCTGCAGCACAGTATTCCATGCTAAGCGACTTCAAACCATGATAGCCACCGCGCTCGTCGAGTGAGTACGACATGAACATAGTGTCTTCATGAATCTTGAGCTGAATACCGTAGTTCTGACGGATCGACTGTGTATCGAAGATTCCGTTGTGGAAGATCCACTTAGCATCCGGCCAGCGAAGATTCGCTACGAACTCATCTGGAAAGACCCACGTGTTTTGACCATCGCACACTGCAAAGCATACAATGCGATCTGCGAATACGTCCAGCTTCTCCTCTTTGGCGCTATCCGTTTCAACGTCGAGGCTTACCTCCTTTCCAGCAAGACTGTCAAACACCTGCTGTGCTTGCTCTTTGCTAGTGATTACTTCGTACGTCACTTTGTTGAACGAATCATCTTGTGGCCATTGCATAATCAATGGAATCTTTGCAAGGTCACGAACGATATCGTTGAACAGCGACGACTCACGTAAAGCTGCCGCGGGATGAAAAGTCGACATCACATAGGCATTGTACTCAGGAGCCCAGTGCACAGCCCCTCGACTCAACTTGTCACGACCCGTAATAGCAGCATTTACGATGTTCCCAAACAGTACGATGAGCTTCGGCTTGTAGAGTTCGATCTCTTGCATGAGCCGTGGAAGGCACTTTCGAATCTCGTCAGCGCTTGGTGAATCGTTCCGCCAGCAAATAAGGTTCGTACAGAACACATCCGTACGCGGCCATTCAACCGCATCGAGGATTGCATTCAAAAGCCTGCCAGAAGGTCCCACGAAAGGTTGCCCCAGGCGCATCTCTTCCGAGCCAGGTGCGATGCCGATAAACATGACGCCCTTCGAAGCATCTCCGTAACCGGTGATACCAAAAGGATGACACGCTATGCCGTGGTGCTGCATATCAAACTCCTTACGTAGTTGACGTTCTGGAGGATAAGATCGCGAGTGCCAATACCCGTGGACTTCGGCAGCTCGAAGAAGCCTTCAGGGCGATCAGACAAACCTGCAGCGTCTGATGGAAGTGCGTATCCATTCAAAGCTGCTGCAATAGGCTTTGTAGTGTCTACCCCGACAACGCAAGGCAGGTCACGCACCTCTTGTTCTCGCTCGAAAGTGTCACTAGACGCTCCGAGCAAGTGTATCTTGAGGTTTTCTGGAAGATCCAGCTTACTGATCTGTCGAAGCAGCTCAAACCGCTCGTGCCTTCTTTCACGAACCTGCACAGGCAGCGCGATCCAATCGCTCCGAGTGATGAAGTACTCAAAGCACTCAATCAGCTCTTTGAAAGTAGACCCCTGCGCAACAGGCATAAGCGTGCTCGTCGTAAACTGCCGATAGAAACGATAGTTCGCTTTCGTAGCAGCAGTGTTCGCCAGGACGTCTGGACAGACTGCGACAGTTGGACGAACCAGGTCAAGAGCTTCCAACCACAGGCGTAGCGGTAGTGGTCCTTTCTTTTCAAAGACCATTGTGTCCATAATCACTATGCCAGGCGCCTTGCGATAGAACTCTGCATACGCCGGAAAGCGAAGCGCAAGTTCTGCAAAGCAAAAGTGATATGTGCTCGGTACCAACTCTGGAAAGTTTGCGGGCATAATCGAAGCTAGTTTCATTTCGCTCCAATCAGGCTAAGAAACTCAGAACGTGCCTCACCCGAAGTTAGAAAGATGCCGCGCATTTCGGAGGTGACCATTGACGCGTTGAACGAGCGAACTCCTCGACACGCCATGCACATATGTCGTGCTTCGAGCACAACTGCGACGCCCATCGCATCTAGACGATGTTTCATGTCGTCCGCAATGTGCGCCGTTAGCGTTTCTTGAGTGCTGGGTCTATGCGCCCAATGCTCCACGAGGCGTGGCACTTTACTCAGACCGACCATCAAACGGTTTGGCACATAGCCAACGTGTGCAACACCATCGAATGGAAACAGGTGATGAGCGCACAGGCTCGAGAACTCGATGTTCTTGACGACGATCATTTGATTGGCCGTCGCTGGAAACGTTGTGAAAGAGAATGGAATCTCTTCAGCAGGTGAGAACTCACTCCAAGCACGCAAAATCCGGTGTGCAGTGTCAAGTGCAGAGTCATCCCAGATATCTTGCCCAAAGATGTGCGTAATCGTTTCTTCCATTGCTAATACACGTTTGTCGCGTTCCATTACACTCCTCTCTTGTTTCCGAACCAACGAATTTGAAGCCTGTCTGTAACGTTGTAGCTGTACTCTCGTGCAAGCGGGATTACGGCCTTTAGAGAGGCATCCAACTGAGCAGATGTGACTCCCTGAGGCATAATCCACACACGGCTAGACGGTAACCCAATTCCTCCGACCTCACGCACGTCTGACTCGGACGCGCACACGAACTTGAAGATCGCGTTTGTATGCATTGTAAAGTACGTCAAGACGCTCATGTCGATGAGACCCGGACCCGCATTGCGAAGCTTTGGCGACACGTTGTATCTTGCAACGTTTCGCAGCGTCGGAATGATTGTACCGTTTGTCTCTACCTCAACTAAAACTCTTGAGTCATGCATAGCATCGACGACAGGTTGAAGCTCTTGTTGCTGTAGCAACGGTTCGCCCCCGGAGATAATTACCCTGCGCGGAAGCAGACTGTAGAGGTGATCAATTACCTCATACACGTCCTCAAAGACTCCTTCCGACGCATACTTAGTGTCGCACCAAGGGCACTTGAGGTTGCAACCGCTTAGTCGCAGGAAGCAACACAATTGTCCGGCACTAGACCCTTCACCCTGCCAGGTCGGGCCGAAGATCTCATTTACCTTCAGCGAGATCATATGTAACCTCCGCGTAGCAAGTCTCGGTCTCCCAAAGACGCACACGTGTAACAAGGCCGTTCTGCTTTCGCAGCGCTGCGCCTATCGAAATCACCATGTTCTCCGCTGTAGGATTGTAGTAGAGTCTATTGAGGTAGTTATGATCATGCTCCTCAATTATAGGCGCGACTAGGCGGCTAATATCTCCGAAGTCGATCACCATACCATTGTCGCACAGGGGCCCTGAAAGGGTAACCTCGAGTTTGTAGCTGTGCCCATGAAGCAACGCACACTTGCCATCGTAGTCAGGCAAGTAATGAGCAGCTTCGAAACGAAAGCTTTTCGTGACCGATAGTTTCACTTTGATACTCCTATTAGAAGTAGTACGACGTCCTCTGTTAGAAGCTTCCGCTCAAACAGGTCCTTGATCAGCAAAGACCTGAAATATGAACTTGCACTCATGTTGACGTCGTTCAAAACATGCTGCAAGATCACGTAGAGCGTTGGTTCTATGTTGACCATAAACTGCTTTGACTTGACCTCAGGCATCTTTCTCCTTTACGGCGAACCTCCACTGGCGCGAACCATCTTCACTAATCCTCCAATCGATGTCCACAACCTCTTTCAAGCTTGCATGCATCGCCCAAAGCTTTTTGCCCAGTTGCACAGCATTTCGATACATGCGCGTGAATGCAAGCGCGTCAGGTGAGCATACCTCCAACTCTGTCCATACTGTACTGATAGGCATGAATGCTGCAGTTTTCTGACGTCGTATTAGGTTATGGATTGCAGTTACTAGAAGCTCTTCTTCGTCGAGCGTGAAAGTCTTCTGTGAGCGTGTAACGCATGAAATAGATGTTGTAAACTCTTCCTCTATCCCAAGCGCTCTAGCAATCCGCACTCCTACACGTGCGAAGTCAGCTACGCGAAACTGCGGACACTCAGCTGCTTTAGGAGTCTCTACCAACAGTACTTTCTTGACGTCCTCAATGATAGAACCCCACAAGTAATCCCTGTTCTTGATCAACCGCTGCATAATATCCTCCTCAGGAAGAAAATATGGCAGTCTCTCAAACATTAGTATGAGCATTCTATCAGCAACGTCCTCACGCCCGAAGCGCGGATTGTGCGCCGTGATCCCAAGCAGTGCTTGTCTTTTGAGAACGATAATGTCTTGATCCGTGTACAGCTTTCGTTTCATGATGTCACTACTAGAAGCCGCAAGTGCAAGACGGTCGGGCAGCCAACGCTCCCAGGTGTCTACGTTGTCAAGAACCACAAGTGGATCCGTTGCTACGGCGTAGTCAAAGTCATCTGCCGTTGTGACAGCTCCTAATGACTTACGACTTCCATACAACAAAGCATATATGCGTCGAAACAACGTTGACTTGCCTGCACCAGGCTGCCCGAGAAGTGCCAAGATAGGTCTTGACACCGCCGAGCTGCGAAATAGCAGAAACAAAAACCATACACGTAGCAAAGCCTTTGCCTGTTTCGGAGACGTTCCGATTACGTTGTCAAGACAACCATCGAACATCGTGTCCGCCCAGTCTATGTCACTAACTCTCGGACTGAACGGTTCAGAAGAGATATTCCACGGAAACACGACTCCATACGCGCCGTTTGTTACTGTTGCAACACCTTCAGACGTAATCCGAAGGATGTCTTTACGCCCCGTGTGCAACAGCAATGTATTGGTCTCGGCATCGTAGTAGCTTAGCGCAGCCGTTGTCGCAGTCGCTGGAAGCGAGTGCGCGTATGCACACACCCCTGCAATTACATACGACTGCTCTACTTCCGTGGCGTTCAACCCGAACTGAATGTCCAAAAGCATCTGAAGGTATTCACTGTGCTGCGTAAGTGAGATCGGCCTCCCCTGATCTCGACTGATATACCAAATACCGTCCTCATGAGTACGCACGAATTCACCTGCTTTGTTCATTGCATTGATTACTAGCTGCTGTATGTACTGCCTCTTTTCAGCAGAAAGCCCTGATAGCCGTCTTGCATCAAGAATAGACGATCGTATATCTGTTGCACGGTTCTTGACTACCTGCTCTGCACGTAGAACGTCTTTTGCAAGCTCTCGATCACCGTTGTATGCGAGTGTCGAAAACTTGTTATTCGCTGCATGTTTTGCAAGCCAGAAAACGGCGTCCCGATCCAGCCCTGCGCGAAAAGCCGCACACATAAGAGCCCATAGCGCCGCCGAACGATCCCGTGAAGGATTGTTGTATTGGACGTATATACGTAAAGGGATCTCTTGACGTATCGACTCCAATAGCTCTTGCGGCCCTACCTTGTAAGTATGCTCCGCATCAATCCAGTCATTGTCAACCTCTGCAACAGCTTGTCCAGGAGCCTCAGGTAGCATCTCGAACTCTTCGATGCGATAGTAGCGCATGCTAGCGCCAATGATTCGCACCTGTTGAGGACCTTCAAGATACTTATGATTGTACGTCTCCGGGATTCTTAGCTTATGCCCGATTGGCCAACCGCTGTGGTCACACTTCGGAATTGAGTATGTCAGCTTACGACTCAAGATCTCTAAGACATCGATGTTCGGCTCCTCCTCTAGAACCCAATAGCCCTGATGCCTCTCTGGACTCGATTCGACCAGAACTGTTGGAACGATTGGTAGTGTAAGAACATCAGCGTTGTCAAGATCTGCTTGAATCGTACGCGACGGCATTGCGAAGCGTTTTTGACTGCATGTCTGCGTGAACAAATGCGAGGTGAAGAAGACGTTTTCATTCGGATGCGTGTTTGCAAACTCGACAATGTCATCGAGCTGCTCTGGCCAACGAAACCACTCTTCTTTCCAGTGGCCGCCATTGCTGTGCGCTAGGCAAAACCATCCAGAAGAAGTCGTTACAACCGTACGCAAGAATGTTTGAACGTCCATCATCTTCCCAACAGTGTAGTTAGATACGCGATTGCGTGATCTAGCGGCCAAAGAACCGGCGCCCTACACTTGCACTCGTCCTCTGGACAGAAACAAACAATGCAAATGAGTGGGAGCGGTTCATCTCCAAGGACATCAAGATGCAGCTCCGTCAGATAACGGAGCTGCATCTCTAGACCTTCCCTGAGGGAAGAATCAGAACTCGGGACCGAGGACGGTCTTGACATCGTTGCGCTGCTGCCCTTCGTAGTCGCGAAGAGCTACGACGATGCGCGCCGGAGAACCGACGCAATCGGCGCAAAGCATTTCGATGTCGGAGAGGTCCAGCTCCCCGACGAAGTTGTCAGGATCCGACCCGAGACGAACCATCGCCTTCTTGAAGGCCCACAACGCTTGCGGCTGCAAGCTGAAGTTGCGGAACAAGCGGCGTCCAGCGTACTCGCCCTCTGCGACGGTGAACGTCAGCTCAACATACGGTTGTCCAGATGATTTCGACTCCGCAATAACCTTCGCTCCCGACAGAGTGACGTCGTAGGTGCCTTCCGGAATAGGCTTGAAATCGGTAACATTCGAAAAGTCAACGCGCGGCATAATATACCTCCACATGAAACTAAATAACCACCAAGCCCGACCTCGATCCTGCAATCCTCCTTTCATCGCGTCCGTGCGACTGGATATTTATCTTTCGGCCACGGCTTATCACCGACAAGTGTGGCGAGAAGATCTGCGAGAGGGTTGTCCTCAAGTCGATACGAGAACGCCAACGGAATGTTAGACGCGTTCTCCGATTGCGAACGGCGGAACTTTGCAGCGGTTCTGCTGCTGCTCGCGAACTGAAGCGTGCGAAGGTAAGGCGCTTGATCAGCAGACGTAAGATAGCCGACCTGATCGATCAAGCCTGGAAACGTCTTGGCGAGAGCAGGTGTAAAACCAATATCCCGCTTGATGATGCCCGTCGCTTCGTCACGCTCTGGAGACTCCCATGCGATCATGATGAAGTTTACAGAGCGCGTTCGTGCGAGATCTCGACACGTGCGCGTAAACATCAAAATGTCGGATGTCGCCTTGCCATAGTGCTGGATCTGCGGCATCTCGGAGTCTCCTTGAGCCGCTTTGAGCGAAAGCGTTTGAAGCTCGCTCATGTTGTCGATGACGATCGTCCGCCACCTCGGCTCTGCTTGCATCTTGTAGGCGTTTATGAATGCCTGTACTTGAGACCACGACGTAATCTGTGTCACATCGATGTCCTCTCGATGCGAAATCGAACGAATGCCCGACTCCGCATCTAGATACAAGACAGGCGAACCATACTCGCTATCTGCAGCACCCGCTGCGAATGTTGTCTTACCGACGCCAGGAGCGCCGTAGATCGCCATACACACTCCCCAATTTGGAAGCGTGTTGGTCTTTACGATTTTGAGCCCCGCAAAACGGTCTTCTGACATGATGCTTCCTTTCTACTCTGGATCGTCGTCGTGTGGTCGCGATGTGAAGAACTGCGACTTGAGATACTCGACGTCCTCTCCACGCGACTGTGCTGCACACAGCTGCTGGTAGTCGCAGTCCCAACAACCGTTCCACTGCCTGTTCGGATAGATCCGCGCAGAAGCCATGTCTTCGACTTCCCAGCGCAGATTCTGCTCGAACTCGTCGAGCTCTTCAGGAGCACGCAAGATCACGAAACGTACAAAAGGATTTTTGCTTGCCTTTTTCGACATGCCGTCGTACAGAAGTCCGCCGACCTGTCGCCGTCCTACGTATTGACTGAGCAGCCACGTATAGGCGAGAAACTGATCATTCATTTGCAAGTCGGTTTCTTTCGGCATCATGCTGAAGGTCTTATGCTCCAAGACGAACATCATCCCATTGGAGTGCTGAATGATCCCGTCAAGCTTGCCTTCAAGATAGTGCTCCGTTCCAGGAATCTGGATGGTAAGCTGTTGTTCAGGAGATACGAGAGTGTAGTCCGACGGAATTGGTGTTCCGTAGTACTCTTCGTACTTCTGCATGATTGAATGTCCGGCCATGATCGCGTCGTAGACGTTGCCCAGCTCGACATCGTTGATAGGCGCTCCGACTTGCTTTAGATAGTTCGCCTTGACGTTTTCGAGCTCTTCGTAAGCATGTCCGAGATAGAGACTTTCCAGCGACTCTTCGGGATGCAAGAGCCAACTTGCGAGCGCTTGATGTACTAAGCGCCCCGTTGCGAGCGCTCCTTTTGAAATAATGCGCTGCAACCCCTGCCTGTTGAAGCTGTTGTAGTCCCACATTCGTCTACACCGCTTGAACGTACCACGCTCTGTTACTGATATATTCATTTGTCTCCTTTTTGATAGCTACAAGACGTCTTTGCTGAGCCCCAAAAAGCACCTCCTTTCTCGCCGTCGATTACACACTCTGTTCCCCTAGGCTTTTATAATTATACCACACTTTTCACTAAAAATCAAGCCCCCAAAAGTGTACGATCAAAGTGCCTCAATAAAATCTTCTGATAACGCCATACTCAAAACTTGTTGGACGCTTGATACACGTCGGTCAACACATCTGTGTATGACCTCATCAACTGTGCCGCGCATTAGAACATAGAACACGCGCACAGGGTCTAAGTTTTCGGTCCACCGATGTACCCGTGATACTGCCTGATACATTCTTCCAGGCGTGTAATCCTGCTCTGCGAAGATGACCGTCTTTGCAAAGCTAAGATCAATGCCCTCACTCAGGCTAGCGATAGTTGCGACTATGCACGGGTATTTTTTCAGAGCTATCGCACGGCGCTCCCTCGGCTGCATCTCGCCAGTAATCATCGGAGCGTCGAGCTTCTTTGCTAGAACAGCCGCTGTCTCACGAAACCAACAGAAGACGACACTACTTCCAGGCGAGTCCTCAACGAGTCCTGCAATCGCATCTATCTTCTGGGGGCAAACAGTCATTCTACGCAGTTCACGCAATACCTCAAGAGGATTGCTCAAGACGCGGTCGTCAAGGCGGTAGTTGCGTTTCGCCTCTTTGTAATGGCGTTGCAATGCGGCCTCTGGTTGGATCGTCATCTTTTGCTCGATAAGCTGAGGTAATTGCAGGCGCACCTCTTCATAAGTGCGCCCTAGCACGTACAGCTTCATGATGTCCTTGAAGTTCGTCCCAGGCTTTAGCCCGACAACCATTCTTGCAAAAGGCCCCCAGATCACATTGCAGTAGGCGTCTACGAAGTTATCGTAAGACGTGAACCGTAAAGGGGCAATAAGGCGCAGCTGCATAAATAGGTCGTCTGGCTCACGTACGACTGGCGTAGCCGTAAGGAGGTACACCCTCGGTACTTGCACCGCAACAACAAGAGCATCTTGCGACATTTGCGCTTTGTGCGACTTGAAGTGGTGTGACTCATCAACGATGAACGTCGTAACCTTCGGCATAGCATAGGTGCGCAACATCTGATGGTTGATGATGTACCAATCAGCCTTGACGTCCAAGGCCGCATCGCGCTTAGCACGCGAGCCAACAGCAACGCTTACGGTATCCTCAGGGTACTGCTCAGCAAGAAAGCTCGCCCATTGCTCTACAAGGTATGTAGGAGTAGTAATAAGGGCGGGCTTCTCAGCAGCAGCAGCTGCCTGAAGGGTTTTACCCAAACCAGGAGCGTCCGCTAACATCGCACGCTTCAAACCCGACAAGAAACTAATACCTTGCATCTGATAGGGTCTTGGTAACAGCTTAGACATTCGCAAGCCCTTCAAACGCTGGGTGACGAAGCTGTCCCGCATTCGTCATTTCGATGTAGGATACATTGACACGAATCACAGGCACACACCACATTAGCACAGGCCCCGTGTAGCTGGCAAGCGTCGGCGTTTCGGACTTGCACTCGTCAAAGAGCGACAACATGTCTGCAGCTTCATCATCGGTAAAGCCAGTACCAACATTGCCCACGTGCACGCCGTTATACCCGAGTATCATCGATCCGAACAGGGTAGAACGGTGTCCAAGTCCGGGCGTCAAACCGTAAACTGCAAACGTGAGTGTTTTGCGAGACTTGAACTTGAGCCAATCGACAGTACGCGAGCCAGGCCAGTAACGAGAGGTGATCTTTTTCGCCATGGCTCCTTCCCATGCGGGGTTGTTGTGCAACCATGAAGTGACATCCAGCGGCGAGATTGGTGCATGGTCTACAGGGATCTCGTGCAGCAGCTTCTTGCGTTCTTTCAGCTGCAAACCGATTGTAGATGTGTCGTCGATCTCAAGTATGTCAAACGCAATGAACGTGGCCGGATAACTCTCGGCATTCTCTACAATATCGTACTGCCGATTCATACGACGCTGAATGATCTGAAAGTCAGGCACGTTGCGGGTGTAGCAAACCAACTCCCCGTCAAGTACTACGCCTTTGGGAGTGTGTATCTCTGGAAAGCGCTCCGTAATGTCGTTCATAGAACGATTTATTAGGCGCCCTCCATAGCTGATACAACGAATACCGTCGTACTTCGGCTCGACAAGCCATCCAGGGCCCTCGACGGGCGTTTTTCCTAAGCGAGCAAGCATTGGGCTATAGAGCTTCATCAGTTGAGATCCTCCAAGTGAGGATTGCTCTCTTCATCAAGAAGTGCTGCGAGCGCCTGAAGGAGTGCAACCTGCGCAGCCAGTAGGTCTTTGAGAGTAGCGCCTTGTTCAGTAGGCATAAGAGCAATATATGCAAACTTCAAAGCAGCTTTTCCAGCCGTAAGGATCAATTGTGCAAAATACATCTCACTCCTGACATAATGACAACGTCTGCCAGTGATCTGCGTATCCTCTGTTGAAGGCCCACATCATTAGCGCTAGTGCAGCGACTGGGTCGTCAGGCCCGTTCTGCGCTACAATGTCTCGATGTGGGAAGGAAGCGTCTTGCGCTGCGATTGATTGCCACCAAGCGTAGGTGTCTGGGTTGTACTGCCCAAGGCCTATATGGATCCCGTTTGTAGCTGCTGGATTGAATGACGATTCATGATACACAATACACTGCATCTGCTCAGGAGAGCGTCCGTACATGTTCGCAAGCAGTGTAGTGACTACTATTACTTGCCCAACAGTCATCTTTTCACCTTTCGAGGGGCATCTTCGGGTGCCCCTCTAGAGTTAGAGCGCCAAGTATAGTGCGATTACAATGGCCTGCTCGAGGGTCTCACAGAAAGCCGTCGACTGGTTTCCTTCAGGAGTCATCACGTTGACCCGATAGCCACCATCATGTTTTCCGGTAAAGATGTACCAACCCATACCCCTGAAAAGGTCTACCGCAGTAGAGCATTGCACAGGGTCGCTGTGGTAGTGAGGTACAGCTTTGTACTCTTTATCATAATCCAGATAGCGAGGCCAGTTGTAAATACTTTCTGGAGTCATCCAGACAGTCGGCAATCCTGAGATAGCGTTGTCTATCTTCTCACATATAGGGCCCCAAGGAACTTTCATCGAGGCTTCCAAATGCGCGCAATTGCTAATAGGCATCCCATGAGGATGAAACCTATGACAACACCACGAACAAGTATTTCGAGAATCAAATGACACCTCCTGGAGCATTGTAACGCGCTACAAACTCTGCATATGCCTCCGGGAAGGCTTCCTGCAAACGGGCTAGATTGTTTGAATCAGCCCGTCGAAAGCACGCAAACAGCAGCGCGTAGAACGGTTCGTCACACAGATACATCGAACGCGTGTAGTCATAAAGGCTCGGCATCTTGCCTCCTTACCCTGATCGGTGTCAGACGTTCACGCGAGAGACCGACCAAGACACTGACGACCTTGACGTCGGGCCGCATCGTCTTGAATGCAACCCGAAGAGACGGAAGGCACTTGTTGAAAGCCTCAGTACGAGTCTGCGCCATGGTAGACCAAATGTAGCCGTAGTCTGACGACTTGGCTTGTCTGTTCCAGTAGATATCAGGAACGGCCACAGTGTATCTAGGCATCGCGAGCCACCCTTACTTGAAAGCATGCCGGGAGCCAGATGTGCCTTCGATACCACCAAGCGCCGATGCGCGTCCGGTGTTCACGCAGCGTCATCCAAGGTTGCCCAGCTAGGCGAATCTGTGTCTTATACATAGTGTGTAGGGTCCTTTACGTTGGCAAGCTCGAAAGCCTCTTTGCGCTCGACGCAGGTTCCGCACTTGCCACAGTGGAGAATGTCACCCTTGTAACAGGACCACGTGTTCTCGAAGGGTACGTTGTAAAGCGCCCCTATACTCACGATGTTTGCTTTGGTAAGATTGACGAACGGTGCGAAGACTTCGACGCCACACGACAGCTTGATCGCAGTGTTAGCAGCATCAATGAACTCTGGGCGGCAATCCTGGTAGATCGCATGATCACCTGAATGCACCCCGATGTACACTCGCGACGCCTTGTAAGCGACAGCCACGGTGGCTGCGAGTGTGAGGAACAGTAGGTTGCGGTTGGGCACGACTGTAGAGCGCATCGACTCTGCTTCGTAGTGGCCCTCAGGTACTGCCGAGGGGCCAACCAGTGAAGAGCCTTGCCAAAAGTCGTGCATGTCGATCGGAATCACCACATGAGCACGCCCGAGTTCTGCAGCTGTTTGTTCAGCGCACTCGATCTCGCGCCGATGCTTTTGGCCATAATCAAACGTGACAAACGTCTGAGTGAACCCAGCATGGTCGAGATAATGTGCAAGAACAGTAGAATCTAGGCCGCCTGATAGAACGGTCACAACATCCATTGTATACCTCCGGGTTAGTGGTACTTGGGTCGACGCCAAAAGAAAGGGCCGCCCGAAGACGGCCCTTCAGTGGAGGCTACTCGCTATTCTCGCGATACTCCGCAAGCAGGTTCTTGATCAGCGCCCGTCGCTCCTTATCGCGCGCGCGCTGAGCCGCAATCCGCTCTTCAGGCGAGGCATATTTGCGATTCCCGCCACGCGCAGCGGAAGGGGGCAGCTTGTAGCCGACGTTATCCGCGAGGACCCCGCGAACGTATGCCGTGGTCGACATACCCTTTTCCGTAGCCGCCTTTTCGAGGGCGACCTTCATCTCGATGGGCAGATGAAACATGATAGACACCTTGGCATCACCATCAGACATTGAACACCTCCTATAGATAGATTGATGAGCTTTTTCTCATCTACCCTTTGATTATAGTTGATTTTTTAGCAAATGGCACGACCGCAAAACGGGTTAGCTTTTTTTGAGGTCTTTCCTGGGCTCCATGAGCGGTGTCAAAAAGCCAAGACCAATAGCTTCCAGCACCGCTCCGACAACTGAGCAAGGCGCCGTATACCGGAGCCCTATGCCGAACTCCGCCGCAACCATGTGCAGGCGTCGGAAGGCGGACGGCGTAATGCTAATCTTGTAAACTCTCCGTGGGTACTCAAGGCTCCACAGCCAAGCTTCAGGCCCGTGCAGCGCTTGCAACTCAGGCTCGCGCGTATCTAGCCAAGGGCCTTGCAATGAATCGATGTATTGTCCCAGCCCTTTGTTAGTAGTTTTCGATATGTAGCCTGCAGCACGCGCCTTGTCGCACAGGGCCGTGTGGGCCGGTGCCGAGAGCTTGATGTTGTACGGTATAGGCGTACCTTCAGGTAGTTTCATGGGTACACCTCATACAGTCCAAGACCTATGGCCTCCATAAATGCCGACAGGTTGCCTTGTTGAGCCCGTATGTAACCGTGCTCCATAGCCATTTGTTGGAGCGTAGCAATAATGGTCTTCGAGTGGTAAACGTTGTACGGGTGCTTCCGAGCCGCGGGTAACATGAAGCGGCCGTTGATATAAACCGCTCCACACTGCGCAGCTGCTGACGGTTTCGGAGTGATTGAAGTGCTGCGTGCTACGCGCTGCATGGTTGAGCTGAGCGGACGCAAGCCGAGATATGCTTTTTCAGTTAGGTATACAGTTGTTTGCATGGTTTCCCAATTTTCTCCCGAGGTGAGGATATTTCGATTTTGAACTTTTCTAAATCTAAAACCAGGTATACTCTATTGCATACCTTGTTTTATTTTTATAAAAGTTACAAATTAGATTATACACCCCGGGTGATTATATTCGATCGTCATACCAATCATGGGCGTACTGGCGATCATACTCCGCTGCTTCGGCATCTGCACAACTATCGCACAAGAAATCCACCACCACAAAGTCAATCAGCGCCTGCCGGCGTGTTTCAGCCTCTGCTAGTGACTCCTGCCCGAGCTGATACGCTGACCAGTCGAACACTAAATGAACCGTGAACTCGCCCAGGCACCGATAGCATGTCGCCTGGCATGTAATGTGCTCCTCGTTGTCGTCTACTGGCATTGTATGTCTCCTTGAATGTGTTCCAACATCGATCAGACACCCTATAATCCCCTAGCGTGTATAGCACCTCCCGTTCATGTGTGTATTCAGTCTGCCCAACCATCGTCAACCAAAGCTCGAGCCAGGCGACCTGTGTACCCCCAGCCCCCCTGTGCATCCGCAACAAGTGCAGCTACGTTCGGGGCCGCGGCACCGTAATAGGCGTCGACCAGCTCTTGTGCTAGTGGAACCGTTTCCATGAGCGTTTCGAGACTCAAGGGGTCATTCAATGTACTCCTCCATTTTGTTTTTATTATACCCTGGTTTCAAGAGAAAATCACGCTCCCAAAAGGTGGTGCCTGTGTCTGTAGGGCTGTATGGCCTATGTGCATGCGCGGGCCGCTCCCACTGGACGCGCATGATGCTGCCTTTTCCGATGCGGTGCCAAACTGTAGGCACTGTGTCGGGAGTAGTTGAGGGCATGCGCGGGCCGGTCCCGCGGGGGGGG